AAGATGTTACCACATTGGCAGTAGAAACGGTACCATCTGCACCACCAGAAAGTGATACTGACACATTGGCAGTTAAGTTTGCAAATGCGGTAGATGTTGCGTTGTTACCCCAAGCTTCGTTTGCGTTTACGCCTGTTGGGTGGTCCATCCAGTGAATATACTTAGAAGAAGTTGCAAGAACATTCTTGTAGTATGTTGAATTGCCGCTGTCATCTCTTGCATCGGCTGCTTTAGAAGCAAATGGGAATACTTCAAGGACTTGTCCTCTAGTACCAGTAAATTTACCATCTTCGTCAACAACAATCACATGCACTTCGTCAAATGTACCACCTTTGTTAGCGGTGTATGTAGATGTTGAAGGTGCAGTAGTGAAACTTGATGCATATGACCAAGTTGCAAAAGTGTTGGCGTCTGCCATTGACACTTTTAATGAGTTACCGATTGAACCAGGATAGCGTGCCGCAAATGGGCCAACAGATGCCTGTCCAGTTGAATAGTTTTGTTCCCATACATCATCGTTCTTAATCAGAAGAGCAGTACCACTTGCAACAGCATTGCGAGTGTCTGCGACTGATACCGCACGGACGATTTTGAGAGTGTTTGTGTAAGCTAGGAAGTTTGCTGCTGAGAACCAGTATTCATAATTTGTTGAATCAGGTTTACCAAATCTGTCTGCAAGACGAACTTCGTCAGAAATAGTAATGATTTCACCGGCTGGACCCCAAGCAAACGGCCCCGCAAATGCGCCAATGCTAGTGGCGACTGAAGGTACAATTGTAGTCAGGTCGATTTCTGATACATTTACACCAGGTGAGAGCTGAAATGCCATGGATTTCTCCTTTTGTTATAGGATCGAATTCTTTTTTTATAGTCTATTTAGTTTTTTAGAAGTTTGAGGATAGGTAACCTCTTTCAGTCCAAACATCACCAGAATCAACTATGACTTCTTCTCTACGACCGTCATCAATAATACCGACTGGAGTTAGTTCTTCCTCTCCTAGTAAATTTTGTTCCTCTAGGAGTACCTTACGAATATCTATGTTTGTTGAATCTTTGAAGTATGATTGTGCAGTTAACCAAGAAAACAACACTAATCCCATCACCAAATCGTCATTGTTACCTTCTTCCGCTTCGTAAGAATCTCTCACACGGACAAAGGTGTTCATTTCGGCAATAGTGTCAAAGTCTCTGACTATTAATTTATCGGACTCGACAAGTGTTTTTAAGTTAGCACATCCTATCTTTTTCACAGATTTTGTGGTCTTAATACCAAAATTGGTAGACCGTTTGAAACCACCAGAGATTGTCTGACCTTTAATATGGTGGTGTTCCAACTTATAGATGTTTTCATATTCCAAATCGTAGTGTAAAATATCCACTACTTGTTGACCAATGTTATTAGTCTCAATCAAAGCATATGCTTCGTTATATCTTTTTGCAACCGAATAGATGACAGTTGGAAAGAATAACAAAGGCAATTTATTATTTCTATATTTAGCGACTTGTTTATATGGTGCCTGTGTCACATCAAGGACATTAATTGTTGAATAGTCCTGATTGACACCTTCGGAACAGTCTACCGTGGCAATATACAAATGACCTGGAACAGGTTCTTCATATACATCGAAACATTCTTCCTGTCTGATTGGGTCAAAGAACGCCAGACTTCTGAGTTTAGCACCAGAAATAAGTGTTGCCGATGAACCAATAAACTCAGTTTCAAACTCTTGTCTGAACTGTTCTTCGGAAGTGTTTCGTATTGTTTCTTCTTTCCATGCCTGGTCTCTGCCAGGTACCATTGACCAATGAACTTCAAGTGGTTTGTATGTTGAACGACCTTCTGTCGCATCAACCCACATCTTATAGAAGTGGTTCAGACCATATGGTGTGGAAACGATAATAACTTTTGTTGTTTTACCAGATGAGATAACTGGATAGGTAGATGTGAAGAATTCATCTGCCATATTCTTAGGAACGAAAGCAAATTCGTCTAAGAAAATTAAGTTGTAAGAACCACCACGAACACCTGCAGCAGATGTTGCATATGCGGCAATCTTAGACTTGTTTTCTAACTCAATGTTACCTTTGTTCCAAGTAATGATACCTTGTTGTAACCAGAGTGGTAGATATTCATATGCGTATTGGATACGACCTAAAATGTCCCGTGCTAACGAACCTTTGTTAGCGAGAATTGCAATACTGTAATCATCTTGGAATAAAACTGACCAAAGCATGAAACCGACAGTAGTAGTTGTTTTACCAACCTGTCGAGGCATCTTTGCAATACAGAAACGATTGTCTTTGAAAGTGCGAACCATGTCCTCTTGGAATGGCCACATTTCAAATGGGACAAGACCTCTATCCACATTGACAATTTTTACATATGTCTTAATGAAATAGACCGGGTCTTCGGTACATTTTATAATTTCGGCAACTTGTTCTGCGGTGTAGGAGATTTCTACACCGGTTCTTTTTAAGTTTGAATTGCCAAGATATCCACCAGCATCACTCATGTTAAATTATTTCGTTAGACTACGAAGCATCCACGCTTTCTTTTGATGTTGGTCTAAAAGGTCTTGTAAGAAATTAGAAATGGCAGGTTCGCCTGCTTGGTCTGCTAAAACAATACCTGCACGAATTTGTGTAATCATTTTCTCGTTGTCGTTTTTTAATTCAGACAACATGGCAATAGGACCAGGAATGTTTTCGTTTTCTTCAATTGCCGATAATTCTAACATGCGAGAAAGACCTGTAGGTGCAAATGCGCCTAACATACGAATCTTTTCTGCAATAATATCTACATTGCCAAAGACTTCAGTATAAAAGTCACCTAAGAAATCGTGGTATTGTGCAAAATCTGGACCTTCCACATTCCAGTGGAAAGAATGTGATTTGAAATACAAACCAAAGTTTGTTCCAAGAATCACTCTCATTTGTTGTAGTAATTGTTCCATAGTAACCTTATTTATTATTTTTGATAGATTTGACTAATTCAGTAAATGAACCTACGAATACTGCTTTATCAACATTCACATTTTTAACACCAGATGATTCCTGTGGACTCAAATCTCTTTTTCGTTTTTGAATTTCTAGTAGGTCTTTATTTAGGTCTGCCAAATTTTTGATTAATCCTGCGGCAACTTCGTATGCTCTAGGATGTTCTGAAGCATTGGCAACTAACAATAGATTGTCCATTGCCGTATTACCTTTTTCAATCAATGTGCGAATGTTTTGACGAGCAAACTCGGCATCATCGTTTACTGCACCAGTTATAGATGTTGTTTCAACGACAACAGGTGTTGTATCTTCGACAACAGGTTCTACAATCTCAAATTCAATAGGTTCAATATCTAATGCTTCAGATAATGTTTCATTCAATTTTTTCATAGTGTATTAGGGTAATTGATAAATTCTTCTGCAAATCCAAATTGGTCATCTACCTCAGCAGTTTCAGGAACTGCCGTTGTGACAATCTGAACAACTTTGATAGGTGTTTTACTTGTAGTTTCGATTGTGTATTTTGCACGACTGTAATCACCAGTCACTACATCGCCTGGTTGTAATAGATTGGTCAGTCCGCCAACAATCAAAGTGCCAGTATTACTGTTACTGAAATAAACTACTTTACCTAAAGTTTCTTCTCCAACAACTCGGATAGTTTCGCCAGTAACAAAGTAATTGTTTCCGTTTGCATAATCTAAGTTTACAGTTTGGATTGTCTTGTCGCTTGGTTCCATATACATGTTTGTAATGGCACGACCATAAGATACATTACCTGGTGCGGCAGTATTTGCATATGCGGCACCAATGATACCACCTGTGACACCTTTAACTGGTGGCCAGATAAAGGCTTTAACTGTGAATTCTAAGTCCCAAGTAATCAATCTGGCAGAACCGTCTTGGTTTGCACTTTCATATTCTGTTGTTGTATTTACAGAATTCAGAATGATTGGCATGTCATACTTTTTACCCATCTCATGGATAAAGTCAACTGTCACAATAAAGTCTGGTTGGAAGAAAGGCAGAATTTGTTCAATAATTTGCGTACCATCTTCTGTGTTTCTCACATAGATTGATAGTGTAAAATTGAAATCATATGGAACAGGAACATATTGAGACTTTGTTCCAGATGCCGTATTGTTGAAATTCTGTAATGTCGATACTTGTTTACGACCTGCATCATATGTTAGACCTAGTAATTCAAATGAAATACGAGGCACCAAAATAGCAATAGATTTGGTGAGTGTTGGGTCTGATGTGATACGGGTCAGATATTTTTCTTTAGAACCATATGACAATGGCACTTTAAAGTTTTCATAGGCAGTTGTGCCTGCCTTGTTGTAACGAACAACATGGATATCATTAAACAATGTACCAAATGCGGTTACAATCTTTCTGATTGTTCTATTATAAAAATGTGCATTACCTAACATTACGGTTCACCAAATGGGTTAATTTCTGTGAAGTCAATAATAGCATCGGCTTCAGTTTCGATTCTTGTGTTGTCGATAATATCTTCAAACGGATTATTATCGTGTGCAGATTCATCTAATGTACCAGATGTTGTGTAGTATGCACCTGATGTTGCACCAATAGTATTTGATGCATTGGCAAATGTTCCAATAACACGATACACATCCAGTTTTCTGGTTGCACCTGTTGTCCAAGTATGAACAATCGCTTGTGCGGTTGCATTGGCCAAAGTTGCGTCTGGTGATTGGAATACAATTTCGTCTGCTTCGTATGTACCTGCACCAACGCCAATTGCCATGTTGAGTTGACTTCTGGTGTAGTTATCTCTAACTTGTTCGTCAACTTCGGCAACACCAGTGGAAATGATTTCGTTTGAAAACACAAACTGTTTACACTTCATGGCATAAACATAGACATTACCGCCACGACCACGACCTAAGGTATACATCATTGCTTGGTCGTTCTCATGTTCCACATGAGTGATTTCAAAGAAATTTTGAACTAATGGAATATAAATC